GCCAGATTGGGTTGAAAACTGTCATGCGAATTCCAGAGCATTAGCGCCATTAGTTCCGCGATAGAAACTGTTATTTAGCGTATTGACGATGGTTCGAGCTGTGCCCTCTTGGTCGATTGCTCCAGATACGTTCACGTTAATAGTCGTAGGCGGTACGTTGCCCGCTTCACGTTGACGGATTGCAAACATACGCTCGCCGACATCTGTCCCGACTGGTACGACTGGCGGAATAAATCCTGATTCCATCTGGCGGATTCTGAACATGGCTTCTCCGATATTGCCAGTAGTTCCACCCAGTCCGGCTTTTAATTCGTCCGCAACGACCTTAGTCGCAGCTCCAGCACTCGCCGCCGCTACCGCTGTTGTCACCTTGCTAGTTTCTTTAGCAACATCTTTAGCGACTGTAGCGACCTCTTTAGCGATTGCAGCTTTAACACTTGCCGCGTCCGCAGCGGTTACAGTTGCAGCCTTAGCGCCTTTAGCAAGTACGACGGCGGGAATTTCTTTTAGATCCTTACCGCCGAATAAATTATTAACGACGTTATAACCCCTTATCAGTAAGTTAATGGCGTCGATGGCTAAGTTAATTCCAGCGACGACTCCCGAAATAGCCAGGCTAACGCCGTCGATGATTAGCGAAACTACCTTAAACGCACTACTTAAAGTGCTGCCGATAATAGGTGCTAAGAATTTTGCAGCTGTACCGATGACGCCAATTACAGCGCCAAAAAATTTGAATACGCCGTTATTCTCCTCGACGAAATCTTTTAGATTCTCAAATACTGTGCTAACGGCTTTAATGACTGGAGTTAGAGTAGCCTTGAAAATTGGCACTAAATAATCCTGAATAAATCCCCAGAGAGCTTTGATTGCTGGGAGTAAAGTAATGCTGAGCAATTCGGCGTAGCTCTTAAATAGTGGCACTACGTTTACGGATATGTAATCCCAGAGATCGGTAAATACTGGAATAACTGAATCCTTAACGAAGTCGCCAATATCTTTAAAAACTGGCTGGAGTTTTTCTCCAATTTCGCCCGCTAATTTTGTAATCGTTGGAATTACTTTGTCCACGAATATAGTTACTAACGGAGTTAATGCGTCTAGTACGAACGATCCGACAGTTTCTTTACCCTCATCGAACGCCAGCTTTAGACGATCCATCTTGCCCGCGAACGTTTCCGCTTTATCTGTAGCCTGTCCACCGAAAGTTTCAGCAAGCTTGGCGGTAATTTCCTCAAGGCTCATGGACTTAAGATCAGCTGCGGCAATTCCGATTCCCAGTTTACCGAGAGATGTCGTATTGCCCTCGACGGCTTTACCTAACGCGTTAGATACCGCTTCGAGTGATTTACCTGTACCCGCTGAAATGTCGAACGCTAAACTAGCCAGTTTCTGAGCTTCTCCGACGTCGCCAGTTGCGCGAGTTAATCTTTCTAGCGCTGGACGTAATTCGTCGTCTGTAATGCCCAGAGATAGTCCCTGAGTGGTAATCCAAGACTCAGTCGCCGCGATCTGTGCGTCAGTTGCTCCGGTGACGTTCTGTAAAGTGGTCGCGAGTTTCGCCTGAGCTGCCTCGTCCTCGATCGCCGATTTAACGCCATCGACTAGCAACACTCCAGCATAAGCAATCGCCGCCGCTCCAGCTACGGCAAACGCAGCTCCAGCTTTCTTTCCAAAACCACTTAATTTTTCACCAAACGATTCTGTGTCCTCGCCAGCCCCAGTTAAACCCTTTTTCAGGTTATCGACATCGGCAAGGATTGAGAGCTTGAGTGTTCTTGATCCGTCGCCCGCCATTAGTCGAACCTCTTAACTATTGAAGTAAACGCCTTTTCCCACTCAGCGATCAAATAACTTTGCTCAGCTCGTAGCGTTGGGTAAATAAAATAGCCCGTCGATCCTCGTCCAGTCGATCCCGACCAGATTGGGAATTGCTTAAATTTGTTTGATCCGAATTCTGAGCCGCCCCATAATTGTTGAGTCGTAGCGCCGCCGCTAAATTTCTGAGCTGCGTAACCGAAACCTATCTCGCCAATTTTAGACGATTTGCTAACTCGAGAACCCTCAGCGATTCGACTTGCAACGGGCGCGGAATTTAATTGACTAGCTGCCGAGATGACCTTGCCCTGTAAATAACTAGCAAGCGCTCCCGATTGAGTTTTTGCTTGAGAGATGGCTTCATCGTCCATCGCCTTAAACGCCCCAGTAATGGCGCGAAGTTCGGCTTTGTCGTACTGGACGACGTCCTTACTTTCCGCCATTTCGCTTCTCCATTATCTCGAGCGCTGCCAATATATCCGCCGCGTCCACCCACTCACTCATCGGAATTCCTGTCGCGATTGACAGTTCAACGATTAGATAGCTTAGGCTTCCTCGGCTGTGACTTTTGGGACTTCGTCATTTCCGACAGTAATATCGACGACAGTATCGCACCAAATTTCATAAGGCTTAACGGGCTTACCGCCAGCCTCACGTCTTAAAGCGTTCCATGCCAGAAACATTAAGTCGGAAATTCCGATCTTTTCTTGCGCCTGTTGAATTGTAAATCCTGTTTTCTGTTCCCACTTCGCGAACTCAGGTGGCTGAGCTGTTGTCGTAGTAACTTTTCCGTCGTTTGTTTCGATCTGTATTTGTAACTTCATGCTCCCGATCTCCTTTTTATACTAGAACTGGCGTGGTCACGCAAGTAAAGCTGAGTGAAACTGTTTGAGCGTCCGGTGCTGTACCGCCCGCGCTTGGGAATACTGGCTGGACGTCGAAAGTAAATACTGATCCGCTTGCAGCTGTAAACGATACTGAAAGAGGTGTATTTGGGTCGGTGTCTGCTGCGTTCCATAGTGAAGCGCACAATGATCCGCCAGCTGTCCAGTCCGCGAGCATTTCAACCGCGAAAGTTCCCTGTGAGTCAGTTGTGTAATAAGCCTTACCATCTAGAGTTTGGTAAGTGTTGATCGTGGACTCGATGGTCAGAGTCGCACTTGTAGCTTGAGCGTCATAGTTAGCGGCGTCGATTGTGAAAGTGATGTCGCGTCCCGTTACGATTGTAGTCGGCATTTTATTCTCCTAGTTTTCTTGTTTGTAGTAAGTGCTAACGTCGATGTCCGAAGTAAGAAAATTACTTGAACCTAACGCCGTAATCGACGGACGCGAAACGTCGCCGACAACATATCCCGACGGAATAGCCGCGAGAATCTGAAGTGCTAATTTCTCGAGATTATCGAGAGCGCCCGCGTTATTGTTAAACGCGACGGCGGCTGTAATTGTGAAATTTATTTTAACCTGAACTGAGCTGCTAATTAGTGTCGTTTCGAGATAAGGCGTTCCGGGAATAATGATCGCAGCTGGGGCGATTAGAGCCTCGGGAACTGATTCGTAAACCGACGCAGCTACGCCAGCGAGAGCGGTCGCTAGCGGTGCGCGAACATTGGCTTGAATTGTTGTCATTATTGAGCCATCGTTTCCATGTCAATAAACGGAGCTAATAATCCGACTACTCGATTTTGTAATGATCGACCTAACACGAACGGGCTAGGCTGGAAATCTAATTGCGCCGTAGTGTTGCCCGGTGCTGTTATTGACTGGAATACCTCAACCGATACGACTAGCAGCGCCGACTTTACGGGCGCGACTCCTGAATACAAGTCCTCAGCTGTTGAGCCATTAAGTACGGCTAATCCAGCGGGAATCTTAGGTGTAAAGATTTGATCTGGTGCAGCTGTTGCGGTCGTGAATATGTATGGCGCGATTCTGTGATCGTTGACTGTAACTGTTAAGTCGAACGCATTTCCGCAGCCTGAGATAATTACAGTTTGACCCGGAACGAAATAGTTAATCCGTTGAGTCGTATAGAACGCCATGCCATCTTTTACTTCGATCCCTGTAACCGCTGACTGATAGCCAGTTAATAACGGAAGGATCGCACCCTCAGCACTCGCGATCATAAGATCGAGATATGCGTCAGGGTAAAGAGAATCGCTAACGCCTAGAACGGCGCGAAGTTCGTCCGCGGTGATAATTGGCATTAGCGATCCTCTCTTTATTCTGCTCGGTCGCCTCG